GCCATAATTTAGATTATCAGGGTAGTGCTACTATTGTAAAAAATTGGGAAGAAATTTACAATATTATTACTGCAAAATAAGATAAATATAAGTGCCCATCAAATAACACACATTCGAATTTTTATTTAACTTTCTTTAATATTTTATAAAATATGAAAGGAGGAATATATGATTAGTATGTTCAAAAATAGTGCAATGGCATTTGTATTGATGTTTTCATCAATGAGTGCATTTGCAGGAATTAATGGAGGAGTTGGAGTAAATTCTGACAACTACTTTAGAGGTCACAATATCAGTGACGGATTAGGATACAGTTTACACGGCAAATACGACTTTGGAAAAGGTATGTATGCTGGTGCTAAAATGTGGTCTTTAGCCGATGATGCTGACGGTGATCATCTAGTTCACAGCATGGTAGGATGGAACAAGTCTTTATCTGAAAAGTTAAGGATAGGTGTTGCTTATAGTGATATAAGATATCAAGGCGGTGATGCAGATGGTTGGGAAGAAATGGTGATGAGAGTCAGCATGGGAAGTAATTCTTTTCTTTACAGAAAAGGTCTTGACAATGCAGGCGATATGTATGAGTTTCATACAGGTATGCTAAAAGTAGTAGACTTATCTTACGGCGACTGGGACGATGGCGGTTCATTCTGGCACATCTCAAAAGGCTGGGACATGTTCAAAGGACATGTTAAAGTTGGATACATTGACCACGAGGACAATGCAGACGATTTTGCAGATAAATTAACAGATTTAGATAACTTCTATGTAGGGTATTCCTACAAGTTCTAATCTAATAGAATGTGAAATGCCCTCTTGATGGGGGCATTTTTTTTGGAAAAAGGCTTGACAAATATCTAATATTTGCTATACTATGTAGTGTAATTAGGTAAAGGAGTAGAAAAATGCAAACATTTCCAATAGACGAAGTATTAGCAGTAAGTTGTGCCGCACATAGATTAAATAGTGGCTTTATTAAAAAGGACCAAGTCAGGTTCGATAGAAAATTCGAAAAATCAACATGTAATAGCGATATGCTATATAACTACTTTTTTACTGATAAAAAGTTCAAAGTTTTAGATGAGGATAAAACACAGGCTACTGAAGTAAAAGAATATCTAGCAGGATTAAGTTTTAAGGCATTAGAAAGAACACTTACAGAATTTGAGAGTAATGTATTAAAATTAGTTAGTTCAGATGTAATAGAAAAAGATAAACTAGGTATAGCCGCTAGTTTGCCTAAAGTTTACTTAAACAAAGTAGATCAAGATACTTGGACTAACAGAGAAATGGAACTTTCTAGAACTAGTGAAAAAATTGGAACATTACATCAAAGAGAAAGAATTAATGCTACTGTAGAGTTCACTAGATATATTCCAAGAACAATGAGTTATATTGTTACTTGTAGTGTTAAAGATCAACATATTTTAAAATTTTTTACTGACAAAAAAATTGATTTGGGTAAAGAGATTACACTTGAAGGGTTTGTGAAGTCTCAATCTAAGGGTAAATATCACTCTGGATTTGAGACTGTCGTTAATCGAATCAAATTCGTTGAAGAGGATAGTTAATTTACTAACAGAGCGATTTCCCGGGTGCCCGGTGGTTTAGAGACTCTTAAAACTAAAAGCCATAATTTGCGTGTCGAACGATGACGACAATGTTAAAACATCGAGATTAGAATGAACCTCTCTTAATAGATAACGATCGAATAGAGAGGTTTTCCTTTTTAACCTGATAAATAGTATATGGTAGACACACAAGGAGAATACTATGGCAGAGGTAGAAGGAAAAGGCAACGTACAAGTTGACTTGGAGAAATATACAGAGCTTGTCTTAAAAGTCGATGAGGCACAAGACAAGATTAATGAGATGAATAATCTCAGAAAAGAATTAGCGATAGCAACTGCGGCCGCTAAACCACAAGAAAGGTTTTCTTTTGGTGCATTATTTAGAGATGAAAATGACATCAATGAGAAGGCAATAATTGGGTTTATGAGTTTTGCATTAATGGTTGTATTTGGTGCATGTGATTTAATTACAGCATTTTGGGATATGGACTTAAAAATATCTGATACAATATACACATCATTTGTTGTAGTAACATTAGGCGCATTTGGTATTAGTGAGGCAGGAAAGGCCTTCAGCAAACAGTAAAAACTATGAACGAATTTATAGAATGGCATAAAGACAGAACATTAGACTTTATTGAAAAGTATAATTTATCTATGTATCAAGTTGCTTGGCTCAGTTGGAGCAAGGGCATAATTACAATGGCTATTCTTATTTGGATATTTTAATGTTTATTAAACACTTTGCAAGAATGTTGACACGAGAAGAACTCAGTGATGAGGACGTTATTGTGTATTTTGACATTGTGCAAAGTGTTGTACCAACCAAATTGCTTACTGCATATGATGAAGAAAAAGCAAAAGTTGGTATAGAAGTAATGGCATACACCAGTGAAGATAATGACGGTGATATGTGGATTTACGAAATCATTCTAGAAGAAGAAATAGATGCAGATGAGGGTGATGAAATATCTAAAGAGTTATTTAAAGAATTTCCAGACGTAAAATTTACATTTGAAGCATCAGTAGAAGTTTAATGATCGTAGAAGTCCATTTTAATGGCGAAGAATTCCTTGCTTATGACAAAAGTAACGGAGCAAAAATTACGGATAGTTCTATCCTCAACGTAATTGCATTTCAACAATTTCCAGGAGTTAAGGGTGTCTTTGAAATAAATGTTGACACCGCCGGAAGATCTGTTATAATAGAACCATTAACAATAAATATAGGCATACAGGACACATAACATGGCATTTAATAAAGTTTTTAACCAAGAAGAAATTGCAAGACTTAAAAAACTAGTTACTGAAGGAGATCAAGTTCTCCATGAAGTAGACGCTCTAAACACAGGCCTCCGTGAAACTGTTAAAGCAATAGCAGAAGAAATGGACCTTAAACCTAGTGTTTTAATGAAGGCAGTAAAAATAGCTCACAAAGCCAAATTCCAAGAAGAATATGACAAGTTTGATGAACTTGAAACTATTTTGGAATCTATTGGCAAAACATTATAATACATTGACTTTTTCCACATTTGCTGTATAATTACAGTATGAGAATACATCTATGAGTTTATTATTAGAAAAGGAAACTGTCGACAATATTTTAAGTCAAAACTATAATTGGAAACCAAATCCAGTTATACCAGAAATATTTCCATATGAAGGACAAGCAGATAGAGTTTCTGAATATTCTATAATAAAAGATAATAGATTACATAATAAAATTATGTCGTTTTTTGAGAACGCAAATACATTTTATAATTTTAATTTAGATGGTAGGTGTAGTATAAAAATACAAAGATACAAAAATACAGGACATATAGATTGGCATATGGACGAAGAAATAAAAGAGGGTGTAGGCTCTCAAGGCACAACAAATGTCAGAATGTTAAGTATGTCTGTTTTGCTAAATGATGATTTCAAGGGCGGCAGAATGCTAATTAAAAATGCAGACAAAGATCTTAATACAGAATATGAAGGGCCTGTAGGTAAGGCTATTATATTTCCAAGCACATGGATACATAAAGTGGAACCTATTACAAATGGAGAAAGATATGTCCTTACAGCATGGGCATACGGAGATATATGAGTTACGTAGACGCAATATATGAGCAAGGCAAAGATGTTGTTACAGTTGTAGAACGTATTGACGGAAAGCGAGTAATAAGAGAAATACAACCTGTACATAATTTTTACTATGCAGATCCTAAAGGTAAGCACAGAAGTATATATGGAGACCCTGTATCAGAAGTTAGGTGTGCAAGTCTAAAAGACTTTAAAAAGAACATAGGTATAAACAATAACAATAAACTATTTGAGAGTGACTTAAGGCCACTTAATAAAGTATTGGCACAAGAGTATGTTAATGCAGAGCCTCCTAAACTAAATGTTTGCTTTTTAGATATTGAGGTAGATTTTGATCCGCAACGTGGATATAGTAGCCCTGATGATCCTTTTACTCCAATAACTGCAATAGGTGTTTATCTGCAATGGATGGATGCCATGGTATGTTTAGCAGTACCTCCTAAAACTTTAACTTGGGAACAAGCACAAGAAGTTGTTAAGCCTTTGCCTGAAGTTATGTTGTTTAGAACAGAAAAAGAAATGTTAGACACATTCTTAGAAATGATTGATGACGCAGATGTACTTACAGGTTGGAATAGTGAAGGATATGATATTCCTTATATTGTAAACAGGATTACAAAAACACTTGGTAAAGCAGAAACTAGACGTTTGTGTTTAATGAAAAAACTGCCTAAGTCTAGAAGTTATGAGAAGTTTGGTAATGAAGTAAACACATATGATTTAGTTGGCAGAATACATTTAGACTATTTAGAACTGTATAGAAAGTACAACTATGAAGAAAGGCATAGTTATAGATTAGACTACATTGGTGAAATGGAAGTTGGAGAGAAAAAAGTTCCTTATGAAGGTAGTTTAGACAGACTTTACAATCATGACTTCCTAAAATTTTGTGAATACAACATACAAGACGTTATGTTGCTGGACAAAATGGATAAAAAATTGCAATTTATAGATTTAGCAAATCTTATTGCACATGAAAATACTGTATTGATTCCTACAACAATGGGAGCAGTAGCGACAACTGAACAAGCAATTATAAATGAAGCACACAGACGTGATATGGTTGTGCCTGATAAGCCTAAAGAATCTGAACGTGATACAGCCGCAGGTGCCTTTGTGGCAACTCCTAAAAAAGGATATCATGAATGGGTAGGCAGTATGGACTTAAACAGTCTGTATCCTAGTGTGTTTAGAGCCTTAAATATGGCTCCAGAAACTATTGTTGGGCAGTTACGTTTAGATTACACAGAAGAAGAAATTAGTAATGCTATGCGATTAGAAAAGAAAAGTTTTGCAGATAGTTGGCATGGTAAATTTGGTACAAATGAGTTTGAATTTGTAAAAAGTAAAGACGTAGATCATGTTATGCATTTAGATATGGACGATGGAGGCACACATGAAGTTACAGGTGCAGATGTTTATAATTTAATTTTTAATAGTGGACAACCGTGGAATATCAGTGCTAATGGCACAATATTTAAAACAGACTTCCAAGGTATTGTTCCTGGACTATTAGAGAATTGGTATGCTGATAGACAACGTATGCAGAAGAAGAAAAAAGAGTCAGAAGGTGCAGAACAAATTTATTGGGATAAAAGGCAGTTAGTTAAAAAGATTCAGTTAAACAGTTTATATGGTGCAATACTTAATCCTCATTGTAGATTTTATGATAAACGTATAGGACAAAGTACAACACTAACAGGCAGAGCAATTACAAAACACATGGCGGCTGAAACAAATAGAATGTTTACAGGTGAGTATGATTATGAAGGTGAGACAATAATTTATGGTGATACTGACTCGGTGTATTTTAGTGCGGCTCCTGTTATGCAAGATCAAGAGTTAGATATGGATAGTGCAATTAAGTTGTATGATCATGTATCTGATACTGTTAGTGATACATTCCCTCAATACTTGAAAGATACTTTTAATGTTCCTTTAGAAACAGGACAAGTAATGAAGGCAGGCAGAGAGGTAGTAGGTAGAGCAGGATTGTTTTTAACTAAAAAGCGATATGGCATATTATGTTTAGATATTGAAGGTTATCAGCCTGAAGGCGGCAAACTAAAAGCAATGGGTTTAGAAATAAAACGTTCTGATACTCCTGAGTTTATACAAGAC